TCTTCCATTCGAGCAATACCAGCCCTACTAAGTTGAATAGGTTGGAATCCTCTTGGTTTCGTAGCGGGTTGGTATTGTAGTCGTGCCATAGTTAGTTAAAATGAATAGTCTTCTGAAAGGTTTGAAAAATCAAATGATGTGTTGCCACCAAAGTTTCCAATAGTGTTACCAAATCCTGAACTGAAGTTGGGATTGCCAAAACTAACACGAGACATTGCATCACCAAAATTAACACCAGGATCAGCAAACGTTCCAAATTTATTATTTGTTAGTGATCCAAGAACATTATTCTTACCGCCAAACATGTTTCCTAGGTTTTTCATTCCCATAACTTGACCAGCGATATTAGCGGCTGAGTCAACTACACTAAGAACTGAATCAAAACCTGTCGCCACACGTGCTCCTTTTGGCACTGTAGGTGCTGCTTGGAACATTGGTGCAACAAATGTACGTTCTGGTACCCTCTGTGGTTCAGGTGCATACTCAAATTCTTCAGGGAATATATTAAGATTTGCCCCAGCTTGTAGATCTTGAGCATACTTTTGTAGATTAATTTGATCAATGTTTCGAGACATCTGACCAACAGCACTTTGCATATTAGCATCAAGAACTTTTGAGTTATAATTAAGTTCGTCTTTAGCTGTATCGATGCGTAATCTGGCTTTTTCTTGAGCTGAACCAATATTTAGTTTAGCTCTTTCTTGAGCTGTAGCAACACCTAATGAAAGTCTATCTAAATTAAGACCCACTTGTGTTTCAGCAATACTAGATTCAACTTGTAATTTAAATAAATCTAAAGCTGCTTTTCTCCTAGAACCAGATAAACTAGAATCAAGGACAACTAAATCACGAAACGTTGCAGCAGCAGTAGATTGCAAACTTTTTGCACGTGATACACCAGCTTGACCTAAAGCTGCTTTACCACCTTTCTGTAAGCTTTCTACAAACTTAGCTTCTTTTTCAAAAGTATTTTGCTTAGTAATTTGATTTAAATTTTGCTGAATAGATTCACTACCAACTCTACGGTTACTTTGAATTCCATATAATTTAGCTCCTTCTGCTAATTTAGATATTCCTGCTGATTTAATTTCAGTCAGAGCATTAAAACCTTCTGATTTTACTGTAGTTTTTAAATTAGAAGCTTCTAATTTCATTTGAGTATCTAAATCAGAAAACATAGCTTCACGTTGAAACGCTTGGCTTAAAACAAGGTCTTGCAGGTAGGCTTGTTGATCGCTAACTGCTAATGATTGTGCTTGTTGATTATAACCAAGTTGTCCTTCATAAAGATCATTGCTTTTTTCGTAAGCAGCTAAAGATTGGCCGTATTGATAGTCTTGGATTCTCTTACCATACTCCCAATTAGTGATAGCAGTATTGTATGCAAACTCACGATTTTCAAAATAGTCACCAGCTTCTGCCTCAAATACCTCCATGTTATAATCATGGACCTTTTCAGCTTGATCATCAAGGGTCTTTTGCTGTTCTCTTTCTGCGCTTCTAGCTTCTTTGTTTCTGTCTCTACCTGTAACCCAATCACCAACAGTTTGGATTATGTTTCCAACATCATCTCCCATAATTAAGCCCTCCTATAGAATCGTGGTGAATAAATACCTTCCCATGTCATCGACACCAACGATACAGGGTATGGAAAATTGCTTGTCACTTTTAGTTCAAAATTAGTATTACGTTGATGGATTGGTATAGTGAATTGATGTTCGGATGTTACAGGACTACTGTCTGCTAGATATGTACCAGCATCAGTTACATATTCTACATTCTTCCATTCATCAGAACCACCAGCTTTTACTTTAAATAAAACTGGACCTGTCCTACCAACAGAAAATGTAACTCTAGATATAGTTAATGTAGCTGTATAATCAGATGTTGTAGCATCACGTTTATAATAAAACTTAGGCATGGTTGCTTCAAAATCATAACCATAACCTATAACGATACCATCGGCATAACTTGTATAGTCACCTTTAACTTCAAAGTAACGGTAACCTGTACCGATTTCAGTACGTTCAGTAGCAGCTAAATAGAAACCAGCATCAGCATCAACAACTGCAGCTGTACCTACATCTGCTGTTGGTACACTAAGAAGCATGATAGCTTCCTTTTGTTGGAATGGAGTATAGGGTGTATAGATCTTAGTAACATCATTGGTTGAATCATATACCACCGCATTAACCCCTCCAGCAGGCTGTACGGGCCTTGTAGCCATGTCTAGGCATGTATTACCAGTGATACTAGTAGCGCCCACTACAGAGCTTCCTGAGGGGATCTCATCAAGAATGATATTACCTATTGTATATTCATCTGCATGTTGAGATACAATAACTACAGAGTCATTAATAATATCTGCAGTTTGAATAGTACCAGGTAGTTGCCATTTAGTCCATGCTTGAAATAGATCTTTCTCACCATTGTTATAATACCTATAAAGATATAAATATGATGTAGCACTATCAATCAGCATAATCACAGAATTCTGTGGACTAACTGTTAGACCGTCTACAGTGTCAGGAATCCATTCAAGTACAATCTTACTGATGTCAATAACAATTGGGCTTTGTTCTACATCACGTAGTTGCATAGTAAATAACTTACTATAGCCTGGTACTCTATTAATAAAAGCTGATGTAATACCAACATCTACAGGTGCTACATCAGTTGCCATTTCATAGTTAGACAATGACCTAATAACAGCAGTAGTAGGTGTTAAGATACTAGCATCAGTTGAGTACACTTGGAATTGTTGTCGTGCACTAAATAATAATAGACCTTGTGGAGATGGTAAGACATCCGACAAAGTAACAGGTCTTACACTAGATACATTTAAATCAATAGGATCAGAATCAATTTGTGTTAGAGCAGACTTAACAAAGAAATTAAATGTATCATTTGCAACACCAAAGATTACGTTGTCTTGTGATAACAATCCAAATCTATTACTATAGAAGAAAGAAGCTTGAACAGTATGACCAATAAAAGAAGGTATAGGGCTTGTTACATCATCACCTGCTTCACGTGCTTTCCATACAATAGGATTAAATGCAAAAGTTAATGCACCTGTATTCTCAAGTTGATACGGCATTGTAGCTGCATTTAATCCTGGTGATGCATCACGTGCAACAGTTTCTTTCCAGTATCCTCTTCCTCTAGAGCCATTATAAGCAACATACTTGAGATGATAATCATCATCAGCAGAGTCAGTATTTAATACTCTTACGTAATGATTATGAAAAGATTCGACAGGTAATTCTGCAACATCATTTACATCATCTTCAAATACTTCAAGAGATATATTACCAAGACCACCTTTTGCTTCAATACCAAATGCTACGTCTGTTCCAGTGGTTGCACTATAATCTGTTACAACAGTATTTGAACCAGTAGTGCGTTTAATAACAAGACTATTTGTATAACCCTCAAGATACCATGTACCTGCAAAGTTTGCATTAGATGCAGCATGTTGTGCTTCAATAGTGGCTTTAATAGCATCCACAAGATGATGGCTGGTATTAACATTTCCAGAAGAATATATCAACATGTCATCAAAAGTTGTACTGTTTTGAGCAGTAACTGTTGTGTCTATACCTTGAAGTGTCACTTCATAAGAATATGATTCAATTAATGAAGTCAACCTAAGTGTTGCTACAGCGCCAGCTACAAAACTACCTGCAGGTTGCATAGCAGTTGTAACAGTTTTATTTGTAATTACTGTGACATCCTGTACACTACGAAAATGATAATCATTTTGTGTAGTACCAGTTAGATATGACGCTCCATTATTAGTTACTGTACACCATGTACCATCAGCTGTAGTCCATACATAAAGATTTGTGCCTTTAATAGCACCAATGTAAGATCCAGCAGCATCACGTTCAATAAAGAACCATGTAGCACCGTCTAATTCAGCCTTAGTAAATGCAGTACCATCAGCTTTTTTTAATACATTAGTATGTTTCATACCTGGTCTTTTTAATAGACCATAAGTAGGATCAGGGTAACCGTTAACGCATTCAGTTACTTGTCCTAATAATTTTTTGTCATCATTTTGTCGAGAGACACCACCAAGAAAGTTTGGTATTAACTGGGTTACTGCTGGCATTAGCGTTGTAAAGTATGGAACGGTTGATAGCTTTGATAGAAATTCCCACCTTTAGGACTACCAAAGAATGAATAATCACCTTGGTTACATTCGTATTCTAAAGCTGTAGATTTAGCAAAAGCTTCTTTTTGTTGTAGAATTTGATATTGATTAGGATCACCAATAATCCTACTAGACACAATTGATGCTGCTCTTGCAATAATAAAAGCTTGAATGACAGTAGGGATACTAGGCCAATCAAAGTACCAAATGACATCTACATATAAAGTAGCGTCTGTCCAAGTAAATGAATGAGCAGTTTTATCATAAAGTTTTCCTTCACGATTAATACTATCTCTATCCATGTTTTGTGTGTAAGATTTATTCAGATCCATTTGAAGTATATTGTTTGCAATTAATACTTCATTAGATGAGTCAGGTGTAATTGGATAGTCTGTTTCTTTATTAAAAGACCAGCCTTCTGATTGTACTTCACGAGACACTTCTCTAAGAGTGTTGAGTGCAATCGCAACGTCCGGGTTGGTTTGTGATTCAATTCTACTTGTAGCAATAGACTGTGTTAAAGTCTGACTGGAAACAGTCTGAGAAATATTAACAGTATAATTGTATGTAACAGGATCTGTAGCTGGAGATACTTCTACGCCAGCAACGGCA